ATACAATCCAGTGAGTGACGCCATTGCAGTGTTTTTTGTTTCCAAATATTCCAACTGTTCACCCATCAAACGGTTGTAGTTGGTCAACAGTTCTATGGTAGCGTCATAGTATTCTTGTTCAGCAGTTTGATATCCTTGTGCTGTTTCTCTTAGGTCGTTGTAGTCTTCCAGTGTTTCATTGAAATCATCCAATGTGCCGTCATATTGTGCAAGGTTCTCATTCACACGCTGTATGATGTCATTGTGATCTATTAGGTCTTGATGCATGCCTGAGATGATTTCTTCAACTGCTCTCAGACTGGTTGCACTGTTGTCCAAGTTGCTGGGATCAAGGTTGGTGTTCAATGCTTGTTCTAGGTTTGCTGTGGTTTCTGCGATATCTTCGTCATCGCCGCCAAATAGGTTTGAGAAAAACTCGCCTACTTCACGGAATGCGTTTCTCAGTGTTTCACCTACACTGGTAACGATGTTGGTGATGCTGTTTACAACACTCCTAGCAATGTCTACAAACGCACCTGCGATCCTGGCTGGCATATCCAAAAAGAATCCCAAGATGCTTTCGCCCATGCCACCAAAACCTTCAATGATGTTGTCAATCATGTCACTGATGATACTGTTGTTCCACAACACATCTGCTAACCATTGGAACTTGTCTGCAACAAAATCCACAATGCCTGTGACAATACCCACCACGGTATCACGCATTAATGTGAATGCATCACCAACTGCGGTTGCCACTGCTTCAATGGGTCCTGCAAGGAAACCCAAACTTTCAACAAAGCTGGCGATGAGATTTGTAACACTGGTTAGGATTTCTACCACTGTTTGGAACGCACCTGCCAAAACTGTACCAATGAGATTGGCTATTGGTCCAAGTATAGGTTGCAGTGCATCAAATAGGTTTTTCAGTGCTTCCCACAATGGCAAAACACTGCTGAGTGCTTCTTTGATTGCGCCAAAAGCACCTGTGCCTTCTTGGAATGCATTTATGATACCAGTGATTGCATCAACTGCTATCCTTATGGCATTGCCCAGTGTTTCACCTAATGCAGTTGCAAGTTCGTTGTTGTCGTTGAATAGTTGTGTAACTGCTTCTGCTGCGTATTGCACACCATCTGCAAGTCCACCTTGACCTACTGCGATAAGAGCATTGTTTGCAGCAATACCCATGTTTGACAAACTGGTTGAAAGGTTTGCAGTGGCTCTTTCCATACCACCACCGTAGCTTTCGTCAAATCCTTCCAACAGTGCAGCGGTGATTTGATTTGCACCTTCTGCTGTTTTACCAAACTCTGATACTTCTTGTCTGGTAAGTCCCAACTGTTCTTGTAAGATACCGTAAACATTGATACCTCTGTCTGCCAGTCTATCTAGGTCTTCAACGCCCAAACCACCTTGAACACTCCTTGAGAACACCTGTGTGAGTGCTTCTAGTGCACCTACTTTGTCACTGCTGACTGCGGCTGCATCACCCAATGTGGTAAGCAACTCTTTGGTTGGAGTGATACCTGCGTTTTGTAAACTTATGAATGTGCCTGTGAGTTCATCAATGGCAAACGGAGTTGATGTTGCAAACTCGTTGATAAACGCCATTGCTTCTCTGGCTTGATTGGCACCACCTGTAACAGTTTCCAATGTGGTGAACATGTCTTGGTATGCTGCGGTGCTGGCTGTGACATTGCTGATTAGGCTTGCACCACCTATGGCTGCTAGTGCACCACCTGCTGCTGCTGCCAGCGGACCAATCCTTGACAATCCACCTAATAATCCACCGCCAGCACGACCACCAGTGCCTATTTGCCTGTTGAGTCCTCTTAGACCACTGGTGTCTGTTGACATTTCTAATACATAACGGTCTCTAATGGTTGCCATTATCTTATCCCTCTTATTTGATCTCTAACCCATTCAATGGTTGGTTCAGTCATACCCGCTCTTGCTTGACGGCTGTACCCTTCATTGAGTCTGTTGGCATACGGGTAGTTGCCCTGTATTTCGTCGCCTCGTAGATCTGTACGGCTACGGGCATTGCCAGTATCAATAGGAGTTATGCTGCGAAAGTGTTCATGTGCACTGCGAGGCAACTGATCAGCAAACTGTTGCAGTGCCCTTAGGTGTCTATTTAGATTTGGCGTTCTTAACATTATCTAGCATCTCCTGTAGCTGTGCCTGACTGAAACTGTGATTGTTTTTATGGTTAGGATGCTTTCTTACCCAATCTTCATAACCAACACCTATTGTGGCCACATGAACATCAAATGTATCCCCAGATTCTACAAGTTTGCTGGGCAACACACCGTATCGCCTGCAAACGAAATCCACGATTAACCAGCCTGTGAGTTCAGGGCTTTGGTGGTCGTAGTCTGGGGTTTCAAGTTTCCCAACTTTTGTACAACGCCTTCAATAACAGCTGCCATAACTTCCAATGGCAACATTTCACCATCACTGAGCACAGGTTTGCCGTGTTCATCCAGTATAACTTCTTTTAATAGGTTGAATATTTCCAGTCTGTCGTCTTTCATTTGACTGAGTCTCAAGAACACGCTGATGTCTTGGCGGTCAAACATGTAGAACTCCAATGATTCGCCATACAGTTCAAGTATGGTTGGAGTATCAAGAACGATCTGTTCCAGTTTGGGTTTTGCTGCTAAATCTGCTAGTTTCATTTCTGTTTATCCTTATGTCTATTCATCATTTTGTGTTGCAATGCAAGAGCAAAACTGATCCTGCTGTTTGCTTTTTCTATATCTCGCCTTGCACAACTGAGTTCGTTTTGTGCTTTGGCAAGTTCAGCGATTACACTCTGTGAGAGTTCTATATCACTTTTTTTGTCTAGTAAATCCATATGTCTTCATCCTTTAAATCAAATGTATTTAGCAGAAAACAAAAAAGGGGGTCCTAAAACCCCCCTTAGTGCCCATCACGCTCTGCAAGCATTAAGCAACTGTGTAGTCACCAGTTACTGTGATAGTGATTGGTGTTACCCAAACAGGTGAGTCTGCACTCACTGTTGGAGCAAGACCAGTGATGTAGCCTTGACCACTTATGGTTTTACCAGTAGCGCCGCCGCTGGTGTCACCCATGTATAGTTCAAAGTCTATTAGATCTTTGTCTGAACTTAGACCAAAGATTCCTTTGTAATCTGCTTCACCCGCTGTTTCACCACTGTCACCAAAGAACACTGTTTGGTCAAGAACGATGTTCATGCTCAAACTGTTGGTTGCAGTAGTAGCGATTTGCAGTTTACTTGCGCTGTCAAGTTGTGTCCATGTGAACACATCGTTGGCAGCATTGATTGTTACATCCTGCATTGCAGGAACATTTAGTTCTGGTGATACAGCTGAGTTTGCTGCAACACTAATGCCTAGAGTTGCTTGTACGCCGCTGACACCAGGTGCTGGATAGATATATGCCATCTTTGTTTTTCCTTATGTTACTCTTGTAAAGTTGAACTCCACCTCTGTTACCAGCAAATCGCCAGCATAGCTTTGTCTAACATTGTAACTCCTAGAGTTTGCACCTGGGTGTTCAATGTTGTCTAATATGCCTTTGATGTTGTTTAATGCTGTACTGTAACCAGCTGGAGTGTTTTTTGCGTCTGTGCTAAAGAAAACTGAAGCTGATGTTGTAGTTGATTGTATGATTACACTGTTGAGAGTTTGTACCAAAGGTTGGCTGTCCTCAGTTTCCTGTGAAACATAGATTCGCTTTGGATTCTTGACATACAGCGGCACACCACTTTCATCAAAAGGTTGTTCAGTGCTGACGCCCAGTCCTGATAAACCTGTTTGTTGTAGCAGTGATATAATACTGTCTCTCATTATCTAACTCTCTTTAGGTTCACATACCCTGGCTGTTTTTCGTCTGATTGCACTGTGGCGTCATCATCAAAATCATACCAGTCACCTGCAACGATCAGTTCCTCAAATAATCTATCCATCTTTGCAGTATAGTAACCCATCTTGTTTCTGTCATCGTCCCCTTCATCGCCAAAGTTGGCAGTTTGTGGTAGGATGATTTCACTCAAGGCGTGATACACACAAAGGTCAGTGAAGTCATTTGCACGACCTATGATCTTGTCTATATCCAGCGCTGGTATATCTGCAACAGTTCTAACCTGTGCGGTAGGGCTCCTACTTAACCAGTAGTCTCTCCACCATTGAGTGGAACGCAACTTGCTTAAGATGCGTTCCGTTGATCTAATCAATGCAGTTTCAATAACATCATCAGTCAAGCCTTCATTACCATCAAACAGTCGTTGATCAGTTGCGGTTACATCGCTGTATTCAGCAAATGATATCACTGTGTCGTTTTCAATAATGAAAGCCATCATGTTCTCCTATTAAGCTGAGTAGTCTAGGTAACGACCGCGACCTGCGTCAATCATACCTACTGCGGCGTGCAAACTTGCTACCACATCAAAACCCACAGCTTCTGCACGGCGTGCAATCTCTAGGTCTACATTTTTCTGCATGCCAATACGCATTGCGTCTTGTCCAAAGATTGCAATACCTTCACTTAGGTAACTTGTGACGAACATTGGAACGCCAGCAATAGCACCTAATAGGCCTGAAC